TATACATCGATTTCTCGAAGGCTGCGAATGATTTAATTGTGGTGTTCCCTATCAGCGGTCAAAGCATAAGGGCGAAGGCGGCAACGCAGGGGTATTATACCGTGCTTTGCCCCACGCCGATTCGGATTAACTTTCAAAGCTCCGGTGCTGGTGGTGTTTTGGTGCCGGTATTCCTGATGAATGTGCCGGTTTCTGGCGTTGTCTGGGACGCATCGTAAAATGAAGGGCCTTTTAATGATGCTTAAAGCCTTCGGGCTGAAGGATGAAGACGTCGAAAAGATGCGCGTTTTCATACCGCAAATTCCAAAAGTGGCCCAGAATATCATCAACACTTTTAACAAGGCAATCGCCGATTTTGATGAGAGATTGAAGGGGCTGGAGGCCGGAAACGCCAAGCTGCTAGAACGTCAAATCGAATTTGAACGAAAGGTTTTGGAGGCGATAAATGAATCCCACCGACTCAGGGACGTACGAGAATCCGATAGCTCCGGAAGTATCAACGGAGCCAGCAGTGGAGCCGATACTCATAGCTCCGGTGCCGTCACTGGTGGACGCAAACGCGGTAATAGATGAGGGAGAAGTAGACGAATTACAGGCGGCGGTTGAATCCGTCAGAGAGGATACGCAATGGTTGAGGCAACAATTGACACAAAGCCAGACGGAAATACAGGGGGTTCGCTCGGAATTGACGGCGCAAGTAGCGCAGACAACGGGCTTGCGGGAGGAGGTAAGGAACCTCCGAGAATCAGTGGTTTCGAGGTTCACTCCCCCCTTGAATTCTCAAACGCCCCCAGTGGAAACTCCCCCAGAAAACGAGGGAGGCCAGCAGGATCAAAGAACGGCCCCAGACTCGCAGAAAAAACGCCGCAGAGTAATCTGATAGCTAACTTCGAGAGTCTTCTGTTATCGGTCCATTTGATGGGCGCAAAGATTCTGGAAATACCGGAGCTTGAGCTTGACGATGAGGAAGCGAAACGGCTGTCTGATTCGCTCAAAAAAGTGGCGGAATTCTATCCTGTTGGGATATCCCCCAAGCGTATGGCCATTGCAGAACTTTGTATGGCGGCTGGCTCAATCTATGGGCCCCGCGTTGTGACCCTGATGAAAACGGCCAAGAAAAAAACGCCCCCTCCGGTGCGGCAAGTCCCGCAATCGCAGCCGCAGGGGCCAGCGCGGCCCGTAGCCGCCACGGGAACGACCGGGCCGGTACAAGTAGCCCCTCGCGTTCCGTCCGAAATGTGGTCCCAGGATGGCCAAGAGGCCCCGTCAGAATGAATTTTCCCGGCGATACCGATAGGCTAACAATCGTTGGCGCGACTGGTAGCGGTAAAACGCAAGCCGGGATGTATCATCTGTCTCGCAGAAATATCGATACCGGCATATGGATTGTCTACGATTTCAAGCGAGATGAATTGATTAACGAAATCGAATCGGCGCAACACATAGAAATGACATCTCCATTGCCTGAAAGGCCGGGCCTTTACGTTGTTCATCCGCGCCCTGGAAACGAAGACGTAGTGGATGAGCACATGTTTCGTATCTGGGACCGTGAAAACATCGGCGTTTACGTGGATGAGGGGTACATGGTTGGCAACCGTTCCGCCGGGTTTCGAGCGCTCTTAACGCAGGGTCGCTCGAAGCATATACCGATGATTGTTCTGTCGCAGCGACCGGTATATATGGATAAGTTTGTATTCTCGGAATCGCAGTTTTTTCAGGTGTTCAGGCTACAGCATGATGACGATGTTTCGAGCGCTCAAAAATTCATCCCTTTCGATCTATCGGAACGTCTGCCTCAGTATCACAGTTATTACTACGATGTTGTTAGTAATCGCTTGGTTGTGTTGTCGCCGGTGCCTGATAGGGATGCGATTCTGGATACATTCGCGACAAAATTACACCAAACGAGGAAGGTTATCTAATGGCCAAAAAAGTGACTCAAAAAAACGGCAAAACGCTTGAGCAAAAAGAGGCGTACCACAAGGCGCAATTGAAGCGGATAGAGATAGGAAAGCAGATAAAGACCTTGAGGGATCAGCAAAAAGCCTTAAAGTAACGGTTGCACTTGGTACCGATGGGTGATATACTCTATGGTACTGTTGTAAGCTCTAAGCTCGGTTCGCCCGGCCCCCAACTTAAAACAGGGTGGAGGGGGCCGGGGCCGGAATGTTAGGAGAATGAATGGCTGAAGAGACGATTATTAGCTGGAATCCCGCCAATTGGATCACGGTGCTGCTCATGGTCGCACTGGGGTTTACAATCCTCGGAGCCGTCGCAAAGATTTGGCAGCAACGCCAGTCTAGTTAGGGCCCCCAATCCGATGGATAAAATCATCAACTTTCAAATTTTGAAACACCCGATGAATTGGATCATCGTAATTATGATGGTTCTCATCGCCGGGATTGCGTTTCATTTTTTCATGCAATACCAAGTCGGGACCAATCCCGCCACGGCTGCAAAACCGTAGCTCCCAATGATGGCTGTGACTCGCCCTAATTGTTTCCGCCTCCAAAGGCCCCCTGATTAAAGGAAGGAAATTCTAAAATGAGTAGTGCAGCCACGCCAAATCCTGGCGGTCAAAAGATGAGCGCAGCGCAGCTGAATGCTTATGCGCGTGCGGCAATCAAGGCCAAAGCCGTAAAGATGACGCAGCAAGTCTTCGGCGCAACGTACGGCGCTGCGGCCAATACGACCGACGTTTCCGCATCGCAGCCGGTCATCAATGTAATTCCCAGGAACGTGGGACTCATCAAGGGTTTTTACGTCAAATTCGTTGCGACGATCAACAATCAGTCTGGCGAAACCGCTACGCTAACCGATATCGGCCCCGCTAATTTGCTGTCTCAGATTCAGTTTAACGATCTGAACAACAATACGCGCATCCAAACATCCGGCTGGCACATGGCGTTTTTGAATGCGATCAAAACCCGTCGTCCATACGGTACGTCGCTGATTCGTGGCGGCTCCTCATCGACAACCGGTGGTTTCGATTCGCCAATCAATTACGGCAACAATTTTGCCGGCGAAATCTCTGCACCAGTAACCATTGCGACCGGAGCCACAACGGCCAATGTGGTGACGATGTGGTGGTGGGTTCCGCTGGCGTATTCCGATGACGACTTGCGAGGGGCCGTTTACGCAAACGTTGTCAATGCAACCATGCAACTGAATTTAACGCTGAATACGCGCATTGCGAATCTGACCGGAACGGATGCAACGCTGGCAGTTTATACGGTAGCGGCAACCGGAACCCCGGCATCCTGCGTCGTTTCGCAGCTTGCGGTAACCGTGTACCAAGTCTACATGGATCAACTCCCAATCGGTCAGCAGGGGGTGTTGCTCCCGGTTCTCGATTTGGCAACGATTTACGAGATGAAAAACACGGTCTTTACGGCCATCACGCAAGGGCAGGATTTCCCGATTCAGTATTCCAACTTCCGAGACTTCCTCTCGACAACGCTTATTTACGTGAATACCGGATCAACCGGGGCCCGTGTTGGCGGTACGGATATCAACTATCTCGCGCTGCAATCGGCGAATTTCACGAACATCTGGAAGAAAGAACCGGCTTTGGTGGCGCTCGAAACGCGCAATCATTTACAGACCGATATGCCGCCGGGCTGCTATTACTTCGGCTCACGAGAAAAGCCGATTTCAACCGTCCAGTACGGCAACATGGAATTGATTATCAACGCGAGTTTGGCGGGGGCCGGTGCGTATGCGCTACTCGGCTATGAAGACTTTGCGCTGGTTCAATCGCTGAGTATGGCTGGATCGCTGGCGGCATCCTAGGCGAGTCACCCTAGGCTGAAGCGCGGCGGTAAGTCAGAAGTGAGGGGGCCTTTCCTCTGGGGCCCCCTTAAAAACAGGAGAATAAAATGAACCCGAATACGACAAGCCCGGCGCAAACCGCCACAACTGGAAGCGGTCTTGTTACCGGAATTCTGGGATGGGTAAAGCAGCCGTTTACATCGCAAGGCAGCGCTCTTAATTGGGTTCTTTTTGTTGGCTTGTTAATCATCGCGGCATGGATGTGGAATCATATCCTGATGACGATATCAAACGACATCTAAGAAGGGAGGGCCAGAATGAACGTGAAATGGTGGCATATGGCGATACTCATTTTGATCGGTATCGCTATCGATTATTGGTTTCCGACGCTTGCCAATATGAGCATTGGAAAGTTGACTCCCCGCAAGAGTTAACGGCGGGATTTCAACAGAAAGGAAATGCTGTGGAAAACGAAGACCAAAAGAACCGTGTGACGGTCAGAATCGAGGAATCTGGATCGGCCCCGGCCCCGGCTGAAGCGGCCCCGGCTGCGGATGCTACGGAGGCCCACGAAACAAGGGTTGTTTTCGTGAGGGATGAAGAGAAAATGAGCGCTTGCTACTTGCAGGGGTTTCATGATGCTTCGGCCTTTATGAACGTCATCGTTTTCATGCTGTCGGCAGCGATAGCGTTTTTAGTGCTTTCACGCAATGCCGCAAAGTAGTGTTATCGCATTCGCTCTGATTGTCGGATTCATCGTGTTTATCACGGTGAAAGGCGAACTACCGCAGTATCTAGCGGTGATAGGGATCTAAGATGCCATTTGCGTTACTCATATTCGGGGCCGTTCTTTTGATATCGGCTGCTCGTGGAACGACCACGCAGGGACCAAACGGGGGCCCCGGTTTGTTTACGCTTTTGGAGGGTGATTTCACCGGTCAAAATAACTTCATATATTGGTTTCTGGCAATACTCGTAATCGGGGCCGTTGGATACATACCAAAACTGAAGCCTGTTTCGGTTGCATTTTTGACTCTGGTTATAATGGTTCTGTTTTTGAAAAAAGGAAACCCGTCCGGGGCCGGGGGCGGGTTCTTTTCTCAGATTCTAGCCGGAGTCGGCACTACGCAAAGCGTTACGTCAGCCATCAATAACGGTGCTGCCGCAAGCGCTGGCGGCTCTAGTTTGACATCGCTTCTGTCTGGCGTGGAGCCAAGTAATTCCAACACGGCTCCGTCAAGCGGAATAGCGAGTAACGCCAGTCTGAATGGGTCTTCCCTGACGAATTTATTGGCCCCGTTTGAGCCGTCTAACACGTCGGTTCCGGTGTCGTCACCAGTTGCTACTCCAGCGACGTTTGGTAGCTCGTTATTACCTTCAGGCAGTTCGACGGATTTAACGTTTCCATCCTTAGGAATAGGAGTCTAAGTAAATGTCAGATCAACTTATCACCAGTGTGGTAACGGTTCTCACGGCAATTATCGGCGTGGCAATCATCGCTACTTTGGTGTCTAAAAATGCGAATACTTCGCAGGTGATTCAGGCCGGAGGAAGCGCATTTTCGAGCGCTCTTGGTACGGCCCTTTCGCCTGTTACCGGCTCTAGTTTCACTGGTGGCGGGGCCTCTCTTTCGTTGCCCGGCCTGTAGAAATAGGAGTCATAACTTTATGGCGTTCGGTCTTCAATTCGGTCATAAGCTGCGGCCCCGCATGCCTTCAGAGCAAATATCTGGAGGTATGGCCCGCATTGTTGCCGGTATTTTCGGTACCGGCGCTGCTCAGTTTCCTGGTATCGAAGTGCAGGGCCAGTTTGCAGAGCAAGGGCTATACAATTACCACGAGGGCGATTTGTTTTCGCCCGGTGCTGGTAATTGGGTTTTTGAACCGAATTTTGAGCTACCCCTGGTTACGATTTGGGGTAATGCTTTTCTGAGGAAACCGAACACGTTTAAGGTGCTGCAACCTCCGCAGGTTTGGAGCAATCCAACAGTGGTACAAAACGGCATTGGCGGACTGCAAGCCGGTGATTACGAAATGACCGGCTTGAGTTACGAAGACTTGGGGCCGCAAGAAATAAGCGCATAAATCAAAATGGAATTCGTCAAAAAACATCCGTATTTGGTTGGTGTGGGTATCGTTATGTTGATCGTTGCCTACTTCGTTTTGACATCTTCCAGTAGTTCATCGTCTGCGTCTTCTGGTAGTAACTCGCAGCTGCAAGAGGAAGAATTAGCAGCGCAGGTACAGCAATCGCAGACGGCGGCGGCGGCTCAATCCCAAGATGACCAGCTGAATGCCGCCCTCGCTGCTCTTGGCATCCAATACAATGCACAATTACAGGTTGCTCAAGTCGGGGCCGCATCGCAAATTCAGGCTGCTCAGATTGCGGCTGGAGTAGCGAACAATCAACTGACATCGCAGCAATCCCAGACGACAACGGCAGCGACGGCTGAAGAGGAGTTAGCGGGCATTCAGGCTGGACAAAACGTGCAGCTTGGCCAGCAATCTGAAGACACGCAATTAGGCGTTGCTGGTATACAATCCTCAACCGCTGAAGCGCTTGCGACAACACAGCAACAGGTAAGCGATGAACAGACACAAGCGGCCCTGCAATCGCAGCTGAGTACGAATCAGACAACCGAAGCAATAAACAGCACGAATACGGCGGCAACCGTCAAGCTTGGATTGGCTTCAAATCAGACATCACAGCAATCGCTTGCCGATCAGCTGGAAGCGTTGATGAACGACAACGCAACCGGGCTGCAACAAAATGAGGATAATAACGCAACGCTACTATCGATTAATTCGCAGAACATTGGCGGAAACGAAGACCTAGCAAGTATTAGCTCGGATCTGGAAAAATATTTAGGATCTTTGAGCGCTGGCGTTGCAAATAATTCGACGGCGGCTGCGGAGAATATCTACAACAGTGAAATCAACGCTGGTGTTGAGGAGAATGCAGCAGGTTTAGCGCAACAGAACGCTACGGAAACCAATCAGACAAACCTAATAAACACCGTTCTGGGATCAAGCGTAGGACCGAACAATCGCACCAATATTGTAGATACAATTCTTGGCCAGCCAGCTGCGGCGGCTGCTGCGAGTCAGGCCGGGGCCGGGCAACCGGGAAACACGGCTGGAGCTATTATCAATTCAATCGGGAGTTTGGCAGCGGGGGCCGGTAAGATTCTTACCGCATTCTTTTAATGGTAGAATTCATCAAAAAGCATAAGGTTCCGCTGATAATTATGGCTGCGGTTGTGGGCCTGTATCTTCTTTATGATTACCTTTCTGCGTCATCGTCGAGCGCTTCTGGCTCCGATTCTTTATCCCCGCAAGACGCAGCCGATGAGGCCAGTCTTGAAGATCAATTATCATCGCTTCCAGTTGATACCTCTGGTGGTTCCACTTCATCGCCTATTGCTACGTCACCGGCTATTTCTGGGGTGATTCCTGGTCAACCCACGTCAACCGGTACGGCGGCAACCGGTGCCGGGGGAACCACTGGGGGCGTGACATCTGGCGGCATAACGGCACCGTCTAGCGGCATTTCTAGCGGTCAAATTCCTGGCTCTCCGGCTGGCACTCCGGCGGCTATTTTCAGCGGCCCCGGCCCTACTAATTTAGGTGTTCCGGTTGGTACCGATTCGTATTCGCAAGAGCAAGCCATAAATACGGCTGCTAACTACGCATACGGTAGTTCGACGGCAAACGAAGATGAAGCGCTGTATCAGGCAATCGAGAATGGCAACGCTTCAGACATCGCGGCTATGAACAATTATAACGCGCTGTTCACCGAGCAAGACCCGCAAGAGGCAGCGCTCAATTATAAAGCCGGAACCAATCCGTATTTAGCGATGTTGGCGCAAGGCGTTGCGGGTTCATTGACGCCAGCAGAACAACAGTTGAATCAGCAA